CGTGCTGTTGGCTTTTTATCACCAGTAACACCCTGCTGACCAAAACGAATAGTTTTGACCTTATCGCCTTCTTTAGCCACAACTACGTGTGACTTCTTTGGATGATTTGGTGTGCGCTTAGGCTTGTTAAAGCCTGACACTCCTGCTCGCTTTAGTCTAGGGTCTGTCATTATTGTGTACCTTTTCCGCCACTCCAACCAGGAATTGCAGTAACATCATACTTATATTTTTCCATTAATTTTAAGAATGCCTTATCTTCTGGAGATAGGTTCTTCATGCGTTGTTCACGTTGCATTGCTTGACGTCGTGCTTCATCAGCACTAGAAGCAACACCAGTTTTTTTCTTAGGAGCAGCCATTTTATTTTTTCTTACCCATCTTCTTCATAGCCTTCTTTACTGGCTTACCAGTTTTCTTAGCCTCGGCTAACGCCATTGCCTTACCTTTTGCTGTGTATGGGAACTCTTTCTTTCCTACCTTTGGCATTACTTCTTTTTGCCCATCTTCTTTGCAGCCTTCTTAACAACTTTCTTCTTTGCCATCTTCATCATCATGGCTTTTTCTTCCATTGACTCAGCCTTCTTGTACATCTTTCCAGCCTTGCCAGTCATCTTCTTACCCATCATGTTAGACTCCTATTTCCTTTAGTACTTCGGCGGTTTTTTTATTTATATCTTTTGTCTTTGGCATTGTGTTTGCATCATAGGCTTTACCTAAAGTTTCTGATGCGTTATACGCTGCTTCAACATCTGATATTCTTGTTCCTGCTGGTTGCATACCTTGGGCACGTGCATCCCTATATGCTTGTAGTTCCGCATTCCATTTTTTATCAGGAATGTCTCTGGCTGCATCTCCAACTCCTAGTTCAAGAGTAGAGATTTTGCAACCAAAACATCCTTCAACATACTCTGGATGTGTTTGCTTTTTATGTAGACTCATATTGCTGTAAAGTTATCCTCTGTTACTCCGATACCACCAGCAATAAGAGCAGCCTTAGTTGCTTCAGAAACAACATGGTTTCTTCCGCCAAGGTAGATTTCTTGATAGTCATCTAACTGGCTATCTAATAAATATCGTGTAGTTGAATATGTCCCACTACTCTTAACAACTGTCAGTCCCTTATCTAATTTGTAGAAATGAAATAGACGATGCCCACCTGCTGGTCCTTCACGGACAGTTGGTGTTTTGAATACGTACTCTGTCATTCGTCCTCCTTAATGGACTTACTGATGAGGCTAGGTTTCCCTAGCCCCACCCGTCAATCAACTAAGCGATTGATGAACCTGATTCGATTCGGTATAGTGCCTCTTCGCGGTAGCGAGCAAAGCCAAGTACGCCGTACCAACCCATTGGGCGATGACGCATTAACTTGTCTACTACTGGTCCGATTACTACGTGTGGCTCTTCGGCAACTGCCTCAGCCATAGCCTGCTGTCCAGCAATGATTGTGCGGTACACCTTTGCAGATGAAGCACCATCAGTTGCTGAGTACAAACGTGGAGACTCTACGAAGTATGCACCTTCGTATGTTCCGATTTCACCAGCCCAGATGCGGTCCTGTGCAGAACCGTACTGATTTGGTAGAAGCCATCCTGCTGAACCTGTTTCTGCACGAAGGTCGTGTGAGACCTCTGGGTGAATACCTGTCCAGTATAGAGAACCCTTGCGGGCGACAGCCTTACCAGCACGCAACTTAGCAACAGCCTTGCGGATGTTTGCTGAAGAAATTGTTGCTGCTGCTGTAACTGTTGCTGTTGAAGTAGCAGTTGAACCTGAGTAGATTACGTTTGTACCACCGCGCAATGTTGTCATTGCTACTGAGTCAATAGAATCTGCAAGGTTAAATGCAATGATGTTAGCAATCGCTGGGTCTACATCAGCAAGGCTGAAGAGTTCCAACGCACGTGTTACAAGTACTGAGTTACCATACTCATTAAGAGTGATGGTTACAGATGTTGGTGTAGACAATGCTACTGCATCTGGGTCAGCATCTTCTGTAAGAGCAGTTGTTGCTACTGAAAGGTCAACGTACTTCTGTAGAACTACAGTTGAACCTGGAATTGCTTGACGTGCAGGACGCTTATCTGCGACAGAACGAATAAGTGGTTCTGAGCGGAGAGCGAACTCTAGAAGGCGGTCATACGCCTTTTGTACTAGACCTGCTGCGCCAACTGTACCTCCAAGAGTAGAGGAACCTGTTGATGTATAGGCATTAGCCATGAGTTGTCACCTCCAAGTGACTAGGAGCGGAAAATTATTGAGAGCGAAGGAATGCAATTAGTTCTTCTTGAGAGTTAAACTCTCCGCCCAAACGTGATTCCAAATCCTCTGCTCTTGATGGAGTCCCCGCATTTTGTGTGATGATGTCTTGCTGACGTAATGTCGCACGGTCTACATCAGTAATGCTTTGTTCCTGTGCATCACGGGTATATCCGAACAAATCTCCGTTATCATCGAGCCAGTTCATAACTGTCTCCTCGTTAACTTCTTCTAAGTCCTTTAGGATAATTCGTGCTGCTTTAGGATTGACTCCCTTTTGTTCTAAGACTTCTTTGACGGTTCGCTCACGCTGCACCTTGGATAAACCCTCAAGTTGCTCAGTAAGTTCCTTGATACGCTTCTCATCTGCACGCTTGGCTTTACGTAACTTTTTTACTAAGTCATCGCCACCAAGTTGCTGGTCGGTATCTAGTTCGTCGTCTTCGTCATCCCAGTAATTGTTGCTCATAGCAACCACCCTTCTATTCGTTGTTAGTCGCAGACCACAGTTCAGTTCGGGGAAACTGGCTGGCTTCTGCTGTCGGTCTTATACACTGCACGGGGCCGATAGGTCCGTGTCAGGAAGTTAGAATGTGTTTCTTGCTGCTGACTTAAGAGATACTTTGCTAGTTCCTGCTGAGCCACTAAGGCGAGCAATTTCTCTCTTGCTAATATCTTCAAGTTCTTTTTTAGCCGTTGCAGATTGACGTAGATAAACATCTTCTGCTTGTTCTTGTGTGTACATTCCCTCTTCATAAGAACGTAATGTAGCCGCACGTGGAAGAACACTAGCAATTTGCGCTGCACCAAGTTGTGCTTGCTCTCTACTAATACCAAGAGCAGCATACTCTTCCATTGATGCTGAGTTAATCTTTAATCCTTGCTGCAAGAATGCTCCACCAATTGAAGCAGCCTGAGCCTTGGTCTCTAGTTTAGGTAGAGTTTCTTGTGGGTTTAAGAAGTAAGCAACAATGTCATTGTCGCCAATCATTGGATACAGTTGTTTAATTGCTTTAAGCGTATTGTTATCTGACTTGGAAAGACCAGTAGCAATATCCATACGGCGCTTTAATTCTGTAGGTGCAATGGTTGCACCAATATACTTAGCAAATGTAGCCTGTTGCTGTTCACGGGTAGAACCCATAAGAGACTTCTGACCATAGGCTGTAAAGATTTCAGCCATTGTATTTTCAAGGTCTAAATAAGTACCTTCATCATAAACATTAAGTCCTGCTGTTCTACGTGCTTCATTACCAGCAAAGCGAGCCTTATACTCTGGTCGTTCACGAAGAATCATTGTTGCTTGAGCAGATGGTGTTCCATTAATAATCATATCTTTAACAGCATCTGCAAGAGAACCTAAACCATACTTATCAAACTCAGCCTTTAATACCGCCCAAGCAGACAGACGTTCAGATTTAATTGCTGCTGCTTCAGAGGCTGCTGCTAAATCTGCAGCATACTTAGTTGCTGCACCACTATCGTTTCCGCTACCATTACCATTATTGTTGTTATTACCATTGCCGTTATTATTACTATTGTTATTATTACCAGCATTATTAGTAGCAGTACTTTTTGTTACATATTTATACTTACGCCAAACACCACCATAGTTAGCCCAGTACATACCTGGACCTGGGTCTTCACTTGGCATAGGGTTATCTGGATTATCTCCAGCCTGTGTTGTTTCACGTGCCTCAGCCTGTTTGGCAGTGCGACCCTTTGCAAAAGCAGTACGTTCTGCTGCAGTCATTTTATTCATGGGCTTTGAAGTATCACCAGCCAAACCTGCTTCATAAGCAAGTTGTACTGGGTCAACTTCAAGTTCAATAGCAGCATCACGTGATGCTTCATATATCTGTTGTTCTGTTATTTGAGATGTATCAGTGCGTGGCCCAAAAACTCTTCTAGGTTGTTCTTGGCCATCGTCAATACGCATTAATTCTGGATTGTATCTAGCCATTACCTACCCTGCAATCCAAAGTCTTGCAAGATACGTAAAGCCGTACTTGTAGACTTTTCTATAGCCTCGTCTGTAAATGCAAAATCTGGATGTTTCATGGCTGCTCTATCAAAATCCCATATTGGACGAAGGTTGCCTTTTTCATCAAACATATTAGTCATTAGCCAGTTATCTTTCATGGTTACATCTGTACGCTGCAACTTTGTATTCATACGATTAACGTATGGTTGATAAATAGCACGTAATGTTAAACCTTGGTTCATAAGTTTTTGAACTTGCTCTGTTTGTCCAATAAGAGCAGACTGTTTAATTTCAGCCTTAATAGCATCAAGACTTTCACCTCGGTCTATACGCTGCATCCAAGTAGAAACCTGTGACTTAGTAAAGTCTTTGTTTAATTCAAAACCATAGTCATTAGCATAATCTTCTAGGTCTGAAACATTTGTAGCAATTGCACCTTTAGGTGTGCCATCGCCTACTTTAATTTTAGCATTAAGATACTTTGAAATGTAAGTAAGATTTTTATCATTGGCTGAATCATAAATATCTTTAGCCCATGTATTAAGTTCTGCTTGTGTATAAGAAATACCTTTATTGTTAAGTTGAACTTCAAGGTTGTCTTTTGCATTTTGCAAACCACGGGCATAATCTGTATTGCCAGCAGCAGCCTTAACCTTATTATCATAGTCTGGGTCATTTGGGTCAAGACCTTTAACTAAGTTTTCATATTGACGGCGGAAAAAGTCACGTGCTCTAACGGTATCAGCGTTAGCAATAAACCATTTCTTGCTAGTTAACTCACGCTCAAACTGAGCAGGATTCATGTCGCCTTCAATGGCGCGGATTAAAAACTCTCTTAGTTCATCATCAGTAGAAAAGATTGCATCAATGTAGCCGTACTTTTCTTTTGCCTTTTGAAGAATGTTAGCAAACTCTGGATTAGCATTTTCTGCTGGAGTCATTCCAGAAGCAGTATTAATACCAGCAATTGTGGTTGTATCTGCCATTACTGAACTCCCGTCACTCTTTTAAATATGTCGTAGTATTCAAGTACTCTGTTTGCTTTAGTTTCATCTGTTTTAGAGAGTTGTTCGTATAAGAACTGCTCTGGGTCAAGACCTGTGTTTGTTACTCTAGATACTGGTGCACCTTCTGCATCATAAGTTGTAGTAGAAACATTTGGAGTTTTACGTTGAGCCTTTTGTAGCATAGGAAAGATTGCTTCAAACTGTTCATCTGTAGCATTGATACCTTGTAGTTGTTGGTACATAGCATTAACCGCTTTGCGAGCATCAGTTTCTCCAAAGACAGTTGCATCTCTTAATGTTTTAGATGTATAAGTATCAGATGGTTTTTTCTTTGACAAGAACTCATCTAATGTATCTAAAGTTTTTTTACCTTCAAACTTGTATGCTGTTGTCTGCTCAACTGTATAAGCAGATACTGCTCTATCAAGGGCTACAAGAATATCTTCTGATGTAATATCTTTAGTCTTGCTAAGATAACCAGCACTACGTAGTTTACTTGCTACCTTTGCCTTGTCATTGCCATACTGCTTTAACAACTGCTTAAGGTACATATCACGGACTGCATCTGTGCGTCCATATTGAACGCCTTGGTCTAGAAAATATGGCTTATTTAAATCAGCAATATCTGATGGACCAGGTGCTTGGGTACGAACTGTTTGAGCAGGCTCAGTATAAAGATAAGCCTGATAAGGCGTCTTTTTCTCTGGGTCAGTAACTTGAACTACAGTCTGTCCACCATCAACAGATACATTAGCCCCAGCAAAAAGGTTTTCAACAAAAGTTTCATTAGAAACAGTCTTATCGTTTGCGTTTTTAAGAAGTTCTTTTATTCTATCTTCTGGGTCAAAAGATTTAGTACCAGACTTCCAGGTATCATATAAAACATGATAGTCTTGTGTTTTACCAGCACGAACAACTTCCCATTTTTTTGTATTTTTATTAAATACAAGTTTGCTATCGCCAGCACCTGCACGCAGCCAAACTAAAGTTACTTCTTCTGATGGAGCAG